GTGAACATCGTCAACCAAGACAGCGAAATCATCAACGATATGTCTCTCGATCTATACAAAGGTCAATAATATGAAACAGATTGCTTCAGCATTGGTCAAAGCGCAGAAGGCTTTTGGCCCTGCACTCAAGTCCTCTACCAACCCGCACTTCAAGTCACGTTACGCTGACCTGGCTGCGTGTGTTGAGGCCGTAATTGACTCACTGAATAACAATGGTATCGCCATGATTCAGAGGTCTTATGACTGCAACGAGGGCATCATGATTGAAACCGTGTTTGTCCACGAATCCGGTGAAATGCTTGAGTGCGGCATCCTGCACGTTCCTGCAAGCAAACAAGACCCACAGGGCTACGGTTCTGCGTTGACATACGCACGACGCTACAGCCTGATGGCAGCTTGCGGTATCGCACCCGAGGACGATGACGGCAACGCAGCTAGCCGTAAGCCTGGTATGCCTGCCGGTGAACTGGCAGATTGGATTGCAGCTATCGAAGCCTGCACGGACGCTGACAACCTCAAAGAAACGTATCTGCAAGCCTACAAAGCTGCAGCTAATGACGCAGCCGCACAGAAACGCATCATTGCTGCCAAAGACAGCATGAAAGGAAAACTGTAATGGAACAACGTACAGAAGAATGGTTTGCTGCCCGACTTGGTAAAGTCACAGCCAGCCGTGTTGGTGACGTCATGGCAAAGACTAAATCGGGTTACTCAGCTAGCCGCGCTAACTACATGGCTCAACTGGTTGTAGAAAGAATGACCGGTAAAGCACCGGAATCATTCACCAACTCTGCAATGCAGTGGGGGACGGACACAGAACCACTTGCCAGGGCAGCTTATGAGGCCCATAACAACGTCATGGTGGACGAAGTGGGTTTTATTGACCATCCGACTATCCCCATGAGTGGCGCGTCGCCCGATGGCCTTATTGGTGAACATGGGATGTTAGAGATTAAATGCCCTAACACCGCTACACACATTGAGACACTGTTAACCAACAAGATTGACGAAAAATACATCTTGCAAATGCAATGGCAAATGGCTTGCACCGGTCGCCAGTGGTGTGATTTTGTGTCATTCGACCCACGCATGGAAACGGAGCTTCAGCTAAAAATCATCCCCATTAAACGCAACGTAGAACTGATATCAGAAATAGAATTTGAAATCAATGTTTTCTTGAACGAACTCAGCCTTAAAGTCATCGCCCTTAACAACTTGAAAGAAGCCAAATGAAAAAAACCCACAACATCAGCGTCACAACCGGTAAGTATCAAAAAGACGGTCAAGAGAAATCACGTTACGTCATCATCGGCAGCGTATTTACAGATGACAGCGGACGTATGAAAATGAAAATTGACAATGCTCACCCGACAATGGATGGGGGTTGGAACGGCTGGGCTAACTTCTATCCAGTTGATGAGAACGTGCGTCCACGCGGTGCGCCCATTCTTGATGACGACGCCCCATTCTGAGGTGAATCATGAACGAAGAAGATGAGGCTTTTAATGAATTGGAACGCAAGCTAAATGCTTTGCGCGACCATCCTGAGTACTACAAACCCATCGCTAAACACGCTGCTACACAGCGTGAATGGGTTGGGCTGACGGATGATGAGATGCAACAAGCCTGCTATGAAGTTTTTTCATACGACCCTTACGTTATTGCTAGAGCCATAGAAGCCAAACTCAAGGAGAAGAATACATGAGCATCACCGCAATTCCAGCAAAAGAAATTGACGGTGAGTTATGGGTAAAAGCCTCAGACTGCCAGCAAGCCATACGCCAAGCCACAGAGCAAGCACAAGAGCCAGTGGCATATATGGATGGGTACGGCAACTTGTATTCGCTAGAAGAAATTGCACGAGGTTGTCTAGAGGCAGATATTCCACTCTATGCTACCCCACAACCACAGCGCACATGGGTAGGGATGACAGAGGAAGATTTAAAACTACTTTCTGCTGAATGGCGAATTGTTTATGGCGCATGGATGGATGACTTCGCCAGAGACATAGAAGCCAAACTCAAGGAGAAGAACACATGACTCCACAGCCGGTAGAAGAATACACGCCTCATGCTGTATATACACTAGAGGGAATATATTATGTCCCGCACTATCTGAATGAAAACGTGTTCGTTGGCCCTGGCTACGGTAGACACAATGGCGCGGCTTATAGCGAAAAATTTTTGTTAGATCAAGGGGCAAAAAAAGAAATCATGCTTTTGTGGCATAGACACAACTTTGGTGTCATTAAAAACGTGATGTGATGAGGTAAAAAGTAGTTGATGACGCTGGGTCATCGTTAACCTTGGAGAAATCATGGAAGTAACTCTTGACCTGTATGACGAAAACGTAGACGAAATTGTTGTTGCGCGTCTTTTGGAAGACTTGGCTAACATGGCAGAAAAAACATTCCCCATGTTTTCTGATGATCCAGCCGAAGAAGCCCAACAAACAGAAATCCTTGAAGCGGCACTAGCAATTGTTCTTGAATACTATGGTGTTACTGATGAATCAGACGAATCCGACGAATCCGAAGCCTGAACAGGCAGACAAAGAACAAGCGTTGAAGGATTACTTGGCGCTGCGGGAAAGGCTATTAGACGAGTACCGCAGCGGGTTGGATTCGCCACCTGATTGACACTTTATAAATTCATGGCAAAATGTCTAAACGACAGTTGCCATTGTCGATTTTGGGGCGCTTGCCCCATCTTTTTAGGGTAACCATGAACGAAGAAGTTGCAGAATTTGTTGCTACGCTGTTCCATGCGGGAACAATCACGCACTTTCAGCATCTGCAAACCCGTGAATATCCTGTGCATAAGGCGCTTGGTAAGTTCTATCCTAAGATCGTTGATTTGGCTGACAGCCTAGCAGAGAGCTATCAAGGCCGCTACAACACCCGCATGAACAAGTTTCCTGACGAGCTACACCAGCCCAAGGAAACGCCCTACGAATACCTGACACAACTTAATAAGTTTGTCCAAGAATCCAGGGGTGAAATACCCCAGGATACAGAGTTGCAAAACATCGTTGATGAGATTGCGGCTTTGATTGACTCCACCCTTTATCTCTTAACCCTTAAATAGGACAAGCCATGACTACTAAACACCATAAGGCTATGGGCCATCATATGCAAAAAGCCATGCACCACATGGCACAGGCTCATAAACATCACTCAGGCCACGAAATCATGCAAAATGAGGACGGCACGAGCTACGGCACTCACGCCACCATGAAAGGCAACGTGACTGCCAGCGACACCAGCGGTGAGCGCAAAGAGAAACTGATTCACCACATGGTTGCAGACGCCAAAGAAAACCGCGGCTCTGAACACAAATTCGACGGTGGTCGTCATGAAAGCGTGTGCTACACCCACACCCGAGACGCTTACAAATAAAGCGAAAAGCCCCTAGAACACGACTCTAGAGGCTTCTCTAGCCACCCAATAAACAAGGTATTGAATGGTTAATACAGATTTTAACTGCGGTAACTGTAGATATTTTCGCAACCTACAAATCATGGGCGTTTGCAGACTATATCCGTTACATCAAAACAAACACGAATCTGACTGGTGCGGTCAACACAGTGAAGATAAACCCATTTTGATAAATCTTCCTGTTGTTGAAATGACCAAAAAACGCGGGAGGCCAAAAAATGCTGAAGCCCTTGCGTGATCGTGTTGTAGTTAAACCACAGGTTCGCCACATCAGCGACATCATCATCATCAACAACAAAGAGCCTTTTAACGAAGGAATAATTGTTGCTGTTGGCCCTGATGTCAACGAGTGCAAACCTGGTGACTTTATTAAATACGGCAATGGGGATTATTTGAATTGGCCTACCCACAGAATTGAGGGTCAGGACTACCAAATCATCCAAGAAGCCGACATCTGTGCAGTGGTGGAATCATGAAACCTGGACTTTATGCCAATATTCATGCGAAACAAGAGCGCATCAAACGCGAAAAAGCCGAAGGTAAACCTGTAGAACATATGCGTAAGCCTGGTTCTAAAGGCGCACCCACCGCCAAAGCGTTCAAAGAATCTGCCAAGACTGCAAAAAAATGAAGCACGATAAGCCAATTCCTCACAAAACCACAGGGAAGGATAAAACCTACAACCCTACGGAAAAAGGCGCAGGAATGACCGCTAAAGGTCGTGCTGAATACAAC